AGAGTTTATTCTTGTAGCACTACTTGCTCTATCGAAGTCAAAGTCTGCATCTGCTTCTGTTACTGATACGTTGTCAATAGAAAGTACTGCTCCGTCTTTTGCATAAAATAAAAAATTACCACTTGCATCACTATGCCTAAAGTATATTGTAAAAGTTCCGTCACCTGTTATAGTATAATAAGTAATACTAACAGAGTTATTTACTAGCCTTGCGCTTCCTGAACCATCATAATTTGAAACAGTAAAAGTAGCTTTGTATGTTTTTCCATCAGTTAATATATTTTGCCATAATAGAGCAGTTTGACCATCGCCATCTAAATTACCTTTACCTCCACTTATAGTAGAGTTTACTTTACTCCAATCACTATCCGTATCAAAACCTCCATTAGTTACAAGTTCATCACCTGTATAAGTCTTTACAGAGTGTACCCTTGCATCACTTGTTGCAGTAGGAGTAAGTAGTATAGTAGCTTTATCTAGTACATCAGCATTATCTATTGCCTTAATAGTAGATTTAGATGCACTACCATTCTCATAGTATGTTGCCCTACCTCTTAACGTAGATAATAAGCCATCTATTAAATCTCCCAATGTCTTTTTTGCTACACTTAAAGCTATTCTTAATCCTAACATATTAATCCTCTGTATATACTACTTCCATAGTAGCGTTAAACCTTGCTGTTGTTGCTTCTGCTGCACCTGCTGATATAGTAACGATAATAATATCTCCTGCTGAGAATGTTTGAGTGCTGCCCAAGCCACCTGCTGAAAATACATCTGTTGTAGTATTACCACCACCAACTTCACTAGCTGTACTACCTAATTGAGTAAGGTCAATACCTGCTGCACTTTCATCAACAGGAGTTCCTTTGTAAATTTTAAAGTTTACAGTTTTACCGCTTGTAGCTGCTACAACACCACCAAAAGCATTGATGTAGCCATCTCTAAGGCAATATAGTTGTGCTTGTGCGACAGCATCTTGTGCATCAGCAGTAGCATCAGTAACTATTGTGTCCCAAACGTGAGTAGAGTTACCTGAATATGTAGGTGCATACTCGTCAGTTGTGCTTTGACTAAAGAAACCATTAACTCTAACAAAGTGAGTTCTTCTAAGGTTATCATCCGCCCAAGCCAAAGCATTACTACCATTCTTAGTAAGAACAGTATTAGCCGATGCTGTGCTAAAGTCCTTTGGAACGTGAAGCTGTGAGTTATCTAAACTACTATGTTCGTTACTAGCCATATTATCTTGTATATCCTATGCAAATACCACTTGTTAATGTAATCGCTGTTACACTACCTAAGAACAATGTAGTTCCCGCAGGTAAAGTTGTTTGTAGAGCAGTTTCACCCGTACAACCATCAACAGTAATACTTGATACTACACTTTCCACAGGGAAATGTATGCAGTAGTAATTCTTACTTGTTTGAGCAGCAGTAGTAAATACCTCAACGTCACCATTGGTGTGTCCTACCATTCTCATCAACGATTCATTATCATCTAAAAATCCTGTTGCCATTTTATCTTATTTTATTTGTTTCTATCGTATGCCCAATTTTTTAAAGCAATATAGTTTTTGGAGTAAGGGCATTCTTTACTCACATCTTTGCCTTGTGGTTGTTTTATTGCTCTTGCAATATAAGCAATAGCTTTTCTAGCTTCAGTAGCATCATTAGAAGTCCAATCAGCTTTTTTCTTAGAAAGTAGTTTTAGATTTCTGTTTATAGCATCTCTACCTAAACTAGCTTTTCTACTGCATTTATTCTCAGACCATCTTTTTAGCTCTGAATAACTCATATTAACAGATGCTTTATACTTAGTGTAAGTTTCATCTATTTCTTCTTGAGAGAAAGCGTTTTTAGCGGACTTAACTTCAGAAATCAAATCACTCATCATTTCGTTAATTAAATCAATAAGGTCAACCTGATTCTCGTCAAACTCATCGTATTGCTCATCATACTTAGCTTTACATACTGCAAATCTTTGGTCTGAATCATATTCATCAACCATAGTTTCATCAGACATACATCTTTCGATATATTCTTCTCTACTTTCTTCTTTATTTGGATTTGGTATCGGCATATTAATAAAATATTATTCCATTCATCTTACTAGCTATATCTGAATCAGGCATAGAGCTATCGCCATCTTTTCCGTATAAAGGATAATCGTTTAGTTGGTCATCGTGAGTAATATAAGCAATCATATCATCAAATAAAACTTGTGCTTTTCTAAAGGTGTCACTTTTCATTTGATTGAATTGCTCTACATTTGCAGGAGTGCTAAAATCGGAAACATTAACAACTAATCCTGCCGATGTTGTATTGTACTGAATCTCATTCATAACCTCAAATCTAACAAACCAACATAATGCAGGTTTTAAATAATGAGTTAACAAGTCACTATTAGCAGTAGTCAATGTTCCGTTATGATTCTGAATTTTTAATTCCTCATACATATCTAAACCAAGATTAGGCTTAATATGTGCAAGTTCAGCAATTTCAAGAATAGCATCACTAATTAAAGCTGTGTCTGTTGCCTGATTAGTAAAAGCAGTAGATATTACTTCTGATGCTGTTACAAACTTGTTGTATTGTCTTACATTAGCCATTCTCTTGTTGTCTTTGTACGGTTATTGTTTGTCTATCTGATAAAAGTAATTCACCATCAGGAATTTTAGGCAAGTCTTTATTAAGCATTGCTCTTTGCTCATTGATAGTCAATACTTGTTTAGGGTCAATATCTGCAAGGAATGAGATAGGTGGTTCGTAAGCTACCGTAAGGTCACTTGTGTCAATACCCATCTCTGCATTTATAACTCTTTTAATCGGCTCTAGCAAGATATTGGTAGTATCTCTAATAACTGTACTCATAGCTAAGTCATAAGCTATTCTAATCTCGCTACCCGTATTGTTCATCTTACCCGATGATACGATACCACTCAAGGCAGGTTGCCATCTATGAGCAGTAATTATGTTTTGGTCGGTTAACTTCTGTAAATCTAAGAAGTCACCATCTTCCTTGTTGGAGATAATCTGAACATCTGTTCCTCTACTATCTTCTCCGTTCTTTACAAGGAATAATATCTTTGAGTTGTTACCACTACCCGTTAATGTATCTTTGGCAGTTTCAACGAACTTTTCTGCTTCAGCTTCACCAAAGTCACCGTTAACAGTAACAATAGCTGAAGGACTAAAACCATTCTTAAATGATGTATGGTTAAATTTACCAATCTCATAGTCTATTGCTATGTGTTCTAAGGCAGCCACATAATCAGGTAAACCATAAAAGTTAAATGTACTTTCATAGTCTTTGTAGTGTATAATAAATCTGCTATTAGAAATCTGTGGGTAAACAGGTATTCTTTGAGTTTTATCTTTGTTCTTTCTGTAATCACTCCAATCAGAGTTAAAGTAAACGTACTTTTTGTTTTTAGAAACTCTAGCTGTTGAAGCATCTTTATGATAGAAGTTTACACCACCATCATAGACAACACCTTCTAAGAAAGCATTACCATAAGTATAATAGTCATCAGCTAGTTTTTTAAAGCAGTCCTTTAAACTTTCTCCATTAGCATTAACATCTTCTATAAAATCAGATAACGCTTCGTTAGAAGTTAAAAAACCACCACCCGTAGTGAATGTAGTTTTCTGTGCTAATACAGACCTGTGAGTAGAAGATTGTCTTTTTAGTTCAGCTAAGTATTGAGGAAATAGGTTATCCTTTCCAAAAGGAATAAAGTCATCTCTTAGTCTGTCTAAATCCTTAACCTCAGTATCTACCGTAGGAGTAGATAAGTTTACAAAAGCATACTTGGTGTTAAAACTACTCTTTGTCGGAGTTGTCTTGACTTGATTCTTCTTTTGCTTTTGATTTGGTTTTCTTCGGTTTTGCATCTTCTTTGCTTACAAAATTAGTAAATCCCAAGTCATAAACCTTCTTTAGTTCTGCTTGGGTTGCTTTAGACCAACTTACTTTGAAACCATCAAAGAATGTTGTTCCTTTGTTTAATTTAGATTTATACATATTGCAAGTATAATAAAAAAGAAAGGAAAGGGCAAATCGCCCAATCCATTCCTTTTTAGTTAATTTACGATAAAGTCATTGTTCCCGCAGCAGTATCAAGAGTAAGAGTGTTGGCAGATACTCTTGGAAGTTCACCTGACATACAAGTAATAGTAACTGTTACACCATTCTCATCACCTAAAGCAGCACCCGTTCCACCTTCGATAGATGAAAGAGTAGCGAACATTTGAACATTACCTAAAGTAGAATCTTCTAAACCGTATGCTTCAGAAAGACCAATGCAGTACTTGTTTCCATCATAACCTTGAGCAACAACAACAATGTGTTCGTTTCTCATTGATTCTAAAGCTCTTAGGTGAGCAGAAGAACAGTTAGGTACATAGAAAGATACACTATGCTCAAATGTAATTGTTCCACCTTCTTTTGAACCACTTGTAGATAAAGAACCTGTACCTTGTTTAAGGTCAAACAATTCTAAAGCAGAAGCGGCAGTATAAGAAACAGTATGAGCATCTGAGTTGTCAAATGTTACAGCAGAAGCACCTGATAAAAGACCGATACCTACATATTGTAGTCCACCTCTTCTTTCTAAGTCGCTGTGTGCTATACTTAAATTTTCTATTGCCATTTTTTAATATATTAAAAGTTAAAAATTAAGGGGGAGTATTTCATCCCCCATTAATTAAATTGAATTATGATATAGCATCAGGAACATAGAATACAGCTAATTTAGCATCTTTCAATGCTACACCAACCATATAAGATACTCTAAATCTATATGCTTTGTTGTCATTTGAATACCATTGCTCAACAGAGTTTTGGTCAAAATCAGTACCTACAACGAAAGCATCTTTAGTAGTAAGCATTGCACGATAAGTTTCGTTAGCAGCACTTGAACCATTGATGTTAGCGAAGTCAGAAGCGATGTGAACATCCCAATCTCTACGAACTACTAAAGGAATACCTCTATAAGTTAAGTTAGGAACACCGTTTACCAAAGCACCATAACCTGCTGCTGCGTAACCTGATGCTTCAAGAGTTGAAGCCATATAGTCATCAGCAATATCACCTGATACAAAGAAAACGTGATTTCCTGCTTCTAATAACTCAGGAGAAGCAGCATCATATAAACCTTGAAGGATTTTAACACCGTTACCCGCAGCTAAAACTGCATCTTCAGTTTGTGTCATTCCTGTGATAGCGTTTAATTCAGTAGCACCACCATCGTTAGCAGCTTGGAAAATACCGCTATAAATACCGTAGTCAGCGTTAGCAGAATCAACATCTCCTAACCATACTTGACGGTTAAAGTCAGCCTTAACACCTTGTCCGATTAAATCAAGAAGAATGTTTTTAACAACAGTTCCATCAATGTTATCGAAGTCGTGCTGACCTCTCATTAATTGACCTTTCATTTTATTGAAAAGTTCGTTTGCTCTAAATTCAACCTCAGCTTCTACACGAGAAGGAGTGATTGTAACAGTAGCACCTTGGTCTGCATCAGCTTCAGCAGAAAAAGCACCATTTGTGAAAGCCTTTGTAATTTTACCTAATTGAGTGAATCTGTCAATTACAGTAGTACCTTTGATATTTGGTAATATCTCCATATACTGCATATAATCTTGACCCATAAAGATAGGCTCGATTATACTTCTATTTACGTCATACTGCTCAACAGTAGGCAAACTTGTTAATTGTATAGCCATTTTATATAAATTTTAAAATTATTTCATTATTGATTTAGCAAAAGCATCCCAAGCATTAACTACAACATCATTTTGATTGATTGCAGGGTCAGCTTCAGCTTCTACGTTAGTTTCAGTAGCTTCTAATTTTGCTAATTTAGCTTCCATATCAGCAACCTTGTTTTCTAAGTTAGCGATAACGCTTTCTTTTTCTCCAACAAGACCTGCTAATTCTTCTTTTTCTTCACGTAAAGAGTTAGCGTTTTCTTCAAGTTCCTCGAACTTATTAACGATAACCTCATTGTCAGAAATAGAAATAGAAACTTCCTCAGAAGGAGTAGAAACTTCCTCTCCTTTAACAGCGTTTAAGATTTCCTCTTTAACACCGTTGAACCAAGTTTTTAATTCTTCGGTCATTTTTTTCTTATTATTAGTTAAACTTAATTTTTCATTAATCTCTTTCTCGTTTACGTTAGTAAATTTAGAAAGGTCAAAAGATGCAGCAACTTTCATAGGCTCTGTAATAGTATCTATAAAGCCATATTCCATTGCTTCTTGACTAGACAACCAAGTTTCTTTATCCATCATATCCGAAAGGGTTTCAAACGAAAGGTTTGTTTTCTTAGAATAGATTTCCATAATCTCCTCTTTTATCTTGTCAAGCAAATCAGCAGTCTTACGCATATCACCTGCTTCACCTGCCGATTGTCCGAAAGGATTGTGAATCATAAAAAATCCGTTTTCTGACATCTCTATATTATCTCCTGCCATCGCAATAACAGTTGATATAGATGCAGCTAAACCTTCAATCTTAATGTTTACATATCCACTATGAGAACGTAAAGTATTGTAAATAGCTAAACCATCAAACACACTACCACCAACAGAGTTGATACGCAATGTGATGTCAGCAGTTCCAACAGCTTTTACTTCCTCTATAAAGTTCTTAGCAGATGTTCCGTAGTCACCTATCTCATCATAGATAGATATTTCTAC